CCCTGCTACTGCTGACCTTATGTTCGCTCTCATATCTACTGAGGACTTGGAACCCTTGAATCAGATAATGGTTAAGCAATTAAAGAATAGATATAACGATCCTACTGTTAATAAGAGATTTATTGTTGGTATAGATCGTGCTAAGATGAGATTATATGATTGTGAACAGACTGCACAGGAAGACATTTCTGACAGTGGGCAGGAAAATACTTCTACTGAAGAATCTAAATTCAAAGATAAGTTTGGAGGTTTTAAATTTAATCAATGACTATTTGGCAAAACTACATCAGTACTTACAGGTCAATGTTACCCTGTAAGATTGAAAACTTGTGGGCATCATGGCAAGCAAAAGGAACTTCCTTAAATGCTATAGATCATTCTCATCCTTACTTACTTAAGTCAAGACAGGTTGATATTTCTAATGGTAAGAATGTTGATATATTTAACTGTATAGCTTACCCAAAGACTGGAAGTAATCTCCCATGTTTTGGTATGGACTTGATGAAGTTCTCTCCTAAGAAAATAATTATAGTATTCGACTTTCAACATCCTACTGAAAACTATTTGTTCTCTGTAGATGGATTACCAAAGCATGAAGGTGATTATAGATTCTTTGAACCAGGTAATCATTTTTCAAAAAACATTTATATAAGGTATGTTAATGAGTATGAGATTGATGCTCATTTGCCGATGTTTGAAAAATACTTGACTAAGTTTATAGATATGCTAGAATTAGAGAAACCAACTGGTACTGATACCAGTGTATACAATGACTTTGATGCTTATATGACTAAACTTGATCCAGTAGGAGGATTTCTTGCTGGTAAGTTTGGAGCAGATAAAGCAGATCGTCTTGTAAATGATTTTTTATTTTCTTATAAATGACTAAACAAGTTGATACCAAAAAATATACTGAGTTTGTAGATGCAGTTACATCTAACGAAAGTAAAAGTTCAGAAGCCTTTTCAGTTCGTTTAAGAGATTTGTATAGTGAAGGTCTTCCTGTAGAAAGACTTCTTACTGCTGCTGTAGGAATGTCTGCTGAGTCTGGTGAGTTTACTGAAGTCGTAAAGAAAATGATTTTCCAAGGTAAGCCTGTAAATGATGAGAATATATTTCATCTTAAAAGAGAACTTGGAGATATTATGTGGTATGTTGCTCAAGCATGTATGGCACTTGATACAGACTTCAATGAGATTATTGAAATGAATGTAGATAAACTCAAAGCAAGATATCCTGGTGGTGAGTTTGATGTTCATCATTCAGAAAACCGTGTAGAAGGAGACTTATGACTGATGAATCAAAACCCCTTATTGTAGAGGGTGAAGAAGTTGGTGAATACAGTGACACCCATTTCTATTTTAGTAAATGGCAGATGGCAACTGTAGAGTTGTGGGAATCTCCCAAAGAATTTGATGCTTATCAATATGATTGGGAAGTCTTTAAAGAATTTTATAAAGAAGAGAATGAGGATTATAAGTACACATGTGAATGTGAAGAAGAAGATTTCACACCAGGAATGAATGGTGTTGATACTATTGATATTGAGAAATGGTTGTTAGAGTTTTGTGAAAAGACTGATTGGATTAAAGATGAGTATTATTTCATCGTTCATTGGAGAAGATATGCCAGCTATATTAAAGAAGTTTATAGTGATGGTGAGGAAGAGTGGTGTTTAGAGGATATGGGTGAATCTAACCCTGATAGATATCAATATAAGGATGGTAAGATAGAAGGTCATTGGGACACACCTATGGAGGAAGAAGAATGAATTACGCATTATTAAGTGTATCAAATAAAGTAGGTATTGTAGATTTTGCAAGATCTCTAGTTGATTATGGATATACTATCATTTCTAGTGGTGGAACACATTCTGTAATAGCAGCAGAAGGTATACCAGTAACTAAGGTTTCTGATTATACTGGATCACCAGAAATTCTTAATGGAAGAGTAAAGACATTACATCCAAAGATTCATGGTGGTATTCTGGCACAGCGTGGTAATCCTAGACATGATATAGATCGTAATGCAAATGATATTGGGTTGATTGATATTGTTGCAGTAAATCTATATCCATTCAAAGAAACAATTGCTAAACCAGATGTAACTCTTGCAGAAGCAATAGAGAATATTGATATTGGTGGCCCTAGTATGGTAAGATCAGCAGCAAAGAATTATAAGGATGTTGCTGTAATGACTAATCCACATCAGTATGGGATTTATATGGATTCAATAAAAGGTAATTTATCAATCAAACCTGAGACATTAAGAGAACAATTTATGGTAGAAGCATTTAGACATACTGCTGAATATGATACTACTATTAATAGATGGATGGAAGACCGAGTTCTATAAATAAAAGGAGAACAATTGTATTCGTTAAAATGGATCCGAATCTTAGAAGTTTAATTGATGCATACAAGAATGTGTATGAGGAGAAAAAAGCAAAGAAGGATTATGATGGTGATGGTAAGATAGAAAGTGGTAAGGAGGAGTATTTCGGATCCAAAGATAAGGCCATTAAAAAGGCAATGGGTAAGAAAGTTGAAGAGTCTGCTGAAGCAGATGAGTATATTGAAACTGTTCAGAAAATAAAGAAAGCAGAAACTCAAGATGACATTAAGCGTTGGGAACAACTAACAGCATCTGGTAAGTTTACTGCAGAAGAGATTGAATCACTTAAAGAAGCAGAAAGAAAACTTGGTGATAGATTGCATAGAAAGAGAAAACTTTATGATAGAACAGTCACAAAGGCAATGGATTTTGCTAGAAGAGAGGGTGAGGCAGCTGGTCACGCAAGATATAGAATGGGTCAACTTGATAGAGAGATGGATAAAGTGAAAGATAAAATGAAGAAAGAAAAGTAAATTATGGCAGATTCTCCTAAAGAAGCTGAAGCAGCACAAGCATTGTTTTGTGCTGTTGTTGATTATGAAGGAAAACAAATATCACCTAAACCTAGAAATTTTCTTGCCTTCAAAGATAAGTATAGACTTACCATACAAAAAGTGAGGAGAAAAGTAGTAACACCTGGAGTTACTATCGATGGTATAGAGAGATTTTTGACTAGAGATCAAGAATGGTATGATTCATCTGTTAATATTGCAAATAAATTATTAACAGAAACAAGAAAAATTGCAAGAAATACTTATAATAAAATAAAACCAAGTGGTATAGATCTTTTTTATGTTAGAGATGATAGAAATACTTTTAAAAGCATTTCTAAGTTATTCACTTATGTTAATAAAAGAGTAAAGGCAAGAAATGCTGAAGAACAACTGAATGATTTATCATTTAATAATCTTAATAAATGGAGCCCTGCGGATATATACCTTTCTTCAAAAAAAGCTCAAAGATTATTATTAGAATTATCTTCGGGGCCTGATAGGACTCCAAGACAACTTGCAACACCTTTAATGATTGGAAGAACAAGAATATATTCTAGAAGTTGTTTAGTAAGTTTTTCTGTATTTAATTCTGTAATAAAGTCTTTAATGGATAGTGGAGATTTACTTCCCCTATCGTTAAAAAAATCTCCTGATAAAAAAAGAACAATTATAAAAACAATCAATTATGTTGAGAATGATGTTAGTAATGCATTAAAAGATCAGAATATTGGATATCATGGATTTCTTTTTAGTAAAACTACCAATATTTTTAAGTCAAAAGACATTTATATAAAGTTTACTACTAAACCAAAAATTATGATGCAGTTTAGAGATAAAGGATCTACATCAGGTGGTTCTAATATTAAGTTTTCGTATCAAGGTTTAATTACTGGTGGTACAGAGGCACTTGATGGTGGTCTTGGTGGAGGATCTATCGGAGATGTTTTAGGTCAAACATCAGCAGCAGCAGGTAGATTTTTTACTGAATCTAATCAAGCAAGAATTCAGCAAGATGCTAATGATATATCACGAGATATGAATGAGAATATAGAACTAGCAATTGATAATCCAATTTGTGATCGGTTATATAGTTGGATTAGTAGGTATAAAGGAAATAAGTATCAAAATAGTTTTGCAAGTAAATTAGATTTATTTCAAACATTATATGACGATCCAAACTTTCAAGTAGGAGCAAGAGGTATTACTAATCAAATATATGCAGATAGAGCAAGAGCACAATTTATATACTCTAAGTATATGGGTGGTAGAATGATTGAATTTCTTGAAGGATTGTCTAAGAAAAAAGCAGATGAGATGGTGATTAATTTAGTTTTATATGCAGGATCAAGAACTAGTAAATCATCACCTCATTTTAAAGCTAGTGATATTTCATCTTTCTAGTTTTTTGAGTCGCTAAATATAACTATGAAGAATTTTCTACAATTTTTAACAGAGGCAGGTGCGTCAGCAGCATCAGCACAAGCATCCAAACTAAACCTTACTAGTGATGGTCATGGTAGTTGGTTGGATTCTCGTGGAAATCTTGTTGCGACTACTGAAAAGGGTAAACTAAAGTTTATTCAGAAGAAGGTTAAGGCTGCTGATATTGAAAAACCCAAGCAAAGTAAAGCTGCTGAAGGTCCAGTCAAGCAGATGAAAACTGCTAGTGCTGATGATAAACTTGCAGGTGCTCCAAAAGCAAAAGAACCTGAAGGTGGCGAAACTGGTGCAGGAGAAGCATTAACAGTTGCATTTGGTAGGTTTAATCCTCCAACTGTAGGTCATGGAAAACTTTTAAGTGCAGCAAAGAAAGCGTCTGCAGGTGGAGATTTAAAAATATACCCATCAAGAACACAGGATGCAAAGAAAAATCCTCTTGATCCTGACATGAAGATATCTTATATGAAGAAAATGTTCCCTCAGTATGAGGATAACATTATTAATGATCCAGAAATGAAATCTATATTTAATGTACTAACAACTGCTAATGAAGAGGGTGTTAAGGACATTAATATCATCGTAGGATCAGACAGACAATCAGAATTTGAGAACTTAGCAACAAAATATAACGGAGAACTCTATAATTTTGATAATATTAGAGTTATTTCTGCTGGTGTAAGAGATGCAGATGCAGAAGGTGTAGAAGGAATGTCTGCATCTAAGATGAGAAAGGCAGTTGTTGATGATGACTTTGATTCATTCCGTAGAGGAACACCAAAAGATCTTGATGATGGTGAAACTACAGCCTTATTCGATGCAGTTCGCACTGGAATGAAGCAGAAGAAAAAGAAAGTTAAAGAATCTGTTGATTTATGGGAGATTGCACCAAAATATGATCAACAAGGTCTGAGAGAACAATATGTAAGGAGGAATATCTTTAACATAGGTGATATGGTAGAGAATTTAAATACGGGTTTGGTAGGTAGAATCATTAGAAGAGGTACTAATTATCTTATTTGCTTAACAAATGAAGAGTATATGTTCAAATCATGGATAAAAGATGTGATGGAAGCAGTAAATCCTTCTAAAAGAGAGATTGGTACAGATTCTTATAGAGAATATGCACAGTCTATGGTTCCTGGACAGGAAAAGATAAGAAATTTCATAAATAAGTACAGGAAAAATAAGTAACCATACAATGGCAACATATTCTAATTGGAGAGAAGATCTTATTGAGGTTATTGATACACCAACAACCGAAAAGAAGGATGACAAGAAAATTAAAGAAACGAAGATTACTAATAAGGTTGTAATTAATCCTACCTTTAAGGAAGCTGTTGCTGAAATGGGTGGAGAAATAGTTGAAATGGCAGAAGTTGAAGATAGTAAAGAAAAGGCGAAAGAAGCAAAGGCAGATAAAGATATAAAAGCAAAACAAAAGAGAGTTGGATTAGCAAAGAGAATGATCTTGCAGAAAAAAATGCAAGCAGTTAGAGCAGGTGCAGGTGCGGATATTACAGCAGGATATGAACCAGAAGGTGAGATGATTGAAAGTGTGATGAAGATGGTGAAGAGAGTGATGTCAAAGAAGAAACCAGAAAAGAAAGCACAGAAAGCAATGGATGCTGGTGCAATGGCAAGAAGAAAGTTGCAGCAGAAAGATCATGAGACAGTTAACTTCTTACCAATGGATGAAGCAAAGGTAGATACTGGTCGTTCAGATTACGGCAAGAGAATAAGAGAGGTAAGTTGATTGACAAACGTAGAGAAGAGCACAAGGCAAGAAGAGGTGTCAAAGGTGCAAAGGTTCCTGCTTATAAGGTAAATGAAGAAGACAAAGCATTTAACTATGTACTTAATAAGATTAAAAATGAGGTTGGAAAGAGTGGGTATATAAGTAAGAACAATCCACGTAAACCACAAAGTGCTGCTGATAAAGCAAAGGTTCGTGCTCATCAAGCAAAGGTTGACAAAGAAAATGCAGCCGAACGTGCGAAAGATCCATCACAAGGTCGTTATCCAAAGGGATGATGATGACAAATGATTTGGGGGTTGATCCATATGAATGGTTTGACGACTATCATCTTCCAGAGAATGGATCTCCTTATGCAAATCCTTTGGATTTAATGCCTATCGCAACAAATCAACCTCTTCATAGGGTTGATCCACCAGCAGAATTAATGGAGGTTCCTACATCCGTGACTAATCCCAAACCATCTAAAAAAGAAAAGAAAAAAACACCACATCATATAGCATATGAAATAGCAACAGGAAAAAATAATCCTTTTGCTGTTGGTGGTTCAGAAAACATTCACGATCTTGAGAAAGAGTCTAAAAATGCCAAGTAAATCAGGAGATAGTTCACTTCACGATTGGTTCAATAAATCCAAATCTTCTGATGGTAAGAAGGGTTGGGTTCAGATGGGTGGTAAATATGCTGGTAAACCTTGTGCCAAGCAACCTGGCCAGACTACTAAACCCAAATGTGGTTCTAGTAAAATGAAGCGTGATCTAAATAAGGATGAAGAAGAGGCGGCTTTCAGACGTAAGAATAAGAAAGATCCTAATCCAAATCGTAAAGGGAAGGCAATCAACGTGGCAACCGAAGAAACTGTATTGGAAAAAGCAGGTGAAAAAGATGCTTGCTATAAGAAAGTAAAAGCAAGTGCAAAGGTTTGGCCTTCTGCATATGCATCTGGTAGATTAGTTCAGTGTCGTAAGAAAGGTGCTGCTAACTATGGTAATAGTACAAAGAAAGAAGAATTTGAAGGACTTCTAAGTTTCAAACAATTTCAAGAAAAATGTTGGGATGGTTATACCCAAAAAGGAATGAAGAAGAAGGGGAAGAAAGTAGTTCCCAATTGTGTTCCTGTTGGTGAAGATAAAGTAATTGATGAAAATGTAGGGACTGGAAAAGCAAGACGTGCTAGTATGGGTAATATACAACCCAGAACAGTAGGTGCTGTTTCTAATGACGAATTAGATGCTGAATATAAGAAAAAGAAAGCAAAGGATAAAGCAAAGGATGTAGAGACTGCAAATAAAGTTGATGTATCAGGATTAAGTCCATCAGAGGCATTGATGAGAAAAAAGGCTGCTGAAAGAAAAGCAGAAAGAGTTAGGATTAGAGCTTCAAAGATGAGAAGGGAGGGATTTGTAAATGAGCATCATCAAAAAGATACTGATGGTAAAGTAATAGAGCATGGTGATGGTACACCTAGTTCTGTTGAAGAAGGTGCAGCATGGACAAAAAAGGAAGGTAAAAACAAATCAGGAGGATTAAATGAAAAAGGAAGAAAGTCCTACGAGAAAGAGAATCCAGGCAGTGACCTTAAAGCTCAAAGAAAGTTGGGAACCCTCGTAGAAAGAGTTTTTGTGCTAGGATGAAAGGTATGAGGAAGAGACAGAAACCTTCTAATAATACTGGAGACGATAGATTGTCTAAGTCATTGAGGGCATGGAATTGTTAGACGAAGTAGCACCACCAGGATTTGGCCACACTAAGAGTGGTAAAGATGAAAAGAAAGGTGGCACTGCTGCTGCATTTGATAAGGCACGTAAGGAGGGTCGGTTCAAAGGTAGTAAGTCTGATATGTTTGCCATAATGTGGGCAATGAAAAATAAAGGTGTTAAACCACAATATAAACCTGGTACTAAAAAGAAGTATAAAAAGTATCAAGAAGAAACTGAAGTTACTGGTGGTTTTGAATTTCAGGACTATGATCCTAATATGAAATTTAGAGAGTATGAATTTATTGACATCATTAAAGCAGAACCTTTAAAGGGTACTGTTGCTGAAAATTCAGAATATGAAAAATTAAAGAAAAAGGTTGGAAGTAAAGAGAAGCATGATAAACCAGCAATTACTTTCAAAGAGTTTAAAAATATAAATAAATATACTTAAATCAACAACTTGCCGTGTAGCTTTAGGCGAGGAGATTAAGTAGAAGCATTTTAAAACTTAAATGACCGACAGATCTATTGAGTCAGAGCTCAAAGATGTCCATAAGAAATTGAATGATATTGAAAAGAAACAAGAGATGATGAGCAAGTTGTATCAATTGGACAGAGACAAAAAAGCAAAAAATGGAGAAAGACCGTCAACACATCTTCATGAAATGATGTAAAGGTCGCTATATAGAATAGTTGCGATAATAAAATGAGTTGCACGAGAACCCTTTCAAATGAAGTTATTCTCGAAGCACTAAGGTGTTGTAGAGATGTATATCCTCACGAGGAAGATTATCTAGTAAGTAGAAAGATCACAGGACACACTATACTTGCGGTAGAAGGTACAAAAGAAACGAGTGATTGGATAACTAACCTGAAGTTTCTAATCAGGAGAGATGATTGCCATAGAGGATTTAAGAACAATTGTAATAGAACACTAGCAAAACTAGTAGTTGATTATGAAGGATTAGATCCTAAAAG